TGGGAAAAATATAAGAATATTACGAGTGAAGCTGTTGATAATACATTCAAGTACATTTTTGATAAATTTAAAAAAGGAATATTTATCAAAATTAAAGATAATAAATTGTCTGTATTTCTTCCCTTTTCAAAACACGATTACATCAATGAATGGTCAGATAGAATAAAAGCAGATCCTTCTAAATATAGCGATATCGTATCTTTTATTCAATATTCTAGCAAGCTTGCGGGATATGGGGGCATCCCAAGAGAAAGAATAAACTGGAAGGTAAATACTTGGTATGGAAATAATTGTCTCATTCGTTCAGAATTTCCAATTGGAGAGAATGATAGAGGTCTTTCAAATCTAAAAGATATGCTTACGACTTTGTGTAAAGAACGCGTTGTTCCTGATATTGAACTCTTTATTAACAAGAGAGATTTTCCTTTAATTACAAAAAGTGATTATGAACCTTATGAACAAATTTATGATATGGATAATTTTAGACTTACAAGTCACAAATATAACAAATATTCACCTATTCTTTCTATGGTAACTAGTCAAAAACACGCGGATATTCCTATGCCAACTCACGAAGATTGGGCAAGAGTATCTTCATTAGAAGGTAAATTTTTTGCACCTGATTGTCGAGATTATCGTTACAATTTTTCAAAACCATGGAGTGAACGTATTCCTACAGCTGTCTTTAGAGGAGCATCAACTGGTTGTGGTGTTACCGTAGAAACTAATCCTCGACTTAATCTTTCATATTTATCTATGGTATCTCCAGTAGAAAATGGAGATAAACTACTAGATGCCGGTATAACAAAATGGAATCTTAGACCAAGAAAAAACATGGGAAATCCGTATTTACAACTTATTGTTCCTGAAACAATGCCTTTCTGGAATAAAGAAACAAATGGATTGGTAAAAACAATGACCCCCGAAGAACAAGCAAACTATAAATATGTTATTAATGTAGATGGTCATGTTAATGCCTTTCGTCTGTCTTTAGAATTATCGATGGGTTGTGTTGTATTGCTTGCTGATAGCAAGTATAGAACGTGGTATAGAAGATATCTTATTCCGTATGTTCACTATGTTCCACTTAAGGAAGATCTATCTAATCTTTTTGAACAAATTAGGTGGTGTAGAAATAATGATAAGAAGTGTGAAGATATTTCTATAAATTCTAAAATTTTTTATGATACCTACTTGTCAAAAAATGGAATGTTAGACTATCTACAGTATCTTTTTTTTAGGATTAAAAAGTCATCAGGAATTTATTTCTATAATAATGTAAAAGTTGAAGATATTATTATCAACAAAGAGATTAGTATTTTAGATAATTATGGGTTTTTACACAATAATTTTCCTTCTTTTAACCCCGATCTTATTAATTATCCATTTTCCACAGAAGATATAAACTATTATTCCAGAGATGGACTTCGTCTCTTTTTAGGAGGTATTCCTATAAATGAAGAAGAAAAAGATATCTTTAAAGATTGTACAATAGTTCATCAAAGTCGTGATACCGATATTTATAAAAAGATTGTAAATAAGAATTTAACCTTCCTTATAAAAAATATAAAAACAGAAGATAGAAAATCCCAGCTTATCAACGAAGCATTTTGTGGTATAACAGAAGTTAATCAGATTCTAAAAGATATACCACATTTCAGAATGACATATGGTATATCAAATGATAAGACTATTTTAGTCAGTGAATATGTTGAAGGAAAGACACTAAAAGATTATATTATAGATGGTTGTACTGTCTCTGAACTAAAACAGATTTTTATTATGCTATCTCTCGCAATCCAAGTTGCCCAAGAAAAATGTGGATTTGTTCACTATGATTTATATCCTTGGAATATTATTATTACCAAGTTGAAATCTAAACAAAAAATAATATATCAATTGTCTACTGATATTATCATAATAGAAACTGATATTATACCTGTTATTGTAGATTATGGTAGATCTCATGTTATACACGATAAAGTACATTATGGAACAATCGAACCATTTAAAACAAGTAGAATTCAGGATTGTTTTTGTATGCTTATTTCTTGTATATATGATATGGCAACACAACAGAAGGATAAATCTATTTTATCTAAAGAACTCAATACAGTATTATATATATTAAACTTTTATTCAGAAACAAATTTCCAAAAAACAAAGTTGGAAAAATATCAGGATATGATGCAGTTTCTTTCCAAAAATAAAAAATACAATGAAATGATATTTGGAAATAAATGTGATTTGGAAAAGACTAAAATTCCTAATGAATTATTTATTTATCTAATGAACTGTCCTTATGCTGATAGTAAGAAAATAATTAAAATAACCCAGTGTTCTTATCCAAATAAGATTGAATATCCATTTATTACTTCTCATAACTCTTTTTACTATAGTGTTATTTCTAATCAGAATCCTTATATGAAAATGTATACATATATTAATAAAATTAATAATTATTACGAGTCTCTTATGAGTGCTGCATCTAATAAACTTGTTTATGTTAATGTATGTAATTCTATATCAGATGCAGTTACAGGAATTCTTAATTTTATAAAAGTTTTGGAAAGAATTGGTTACCGAGAACCAAAAATAGAAGATGTTGGTAAAGAAGAATTATTCTTCTTATTAAAAGACCAATTAAAGAGATTTTGTAAGATAATTTTGGAAAGAATTGTACTTAAATTTACAATTTATTATGGAACAGATAAGAATGGTGATAATGAACAAGAATTTAAAGATGTTAAGACAGAACAGTTGAATTTTCCTTACTTTACCACAAATATGGACCTCTTTATGGCAAAATATACAACAAAAACATTTTCAATCCCAGAAGAAATATTAAGTATTTTACAAGGGAATATGATAGATAATATTAAGAAGCATGAAACTAAGTTTGATTATCTTTTATCTATGAGAGAAATGATTGTTTCTAATTTTTTCTATAATAGAAGTTATAGATTGGATAAACAAGATGAATTAGATATTATAAAGAATAATAAAAAGTTAATGAAACTATCAAATCTTATTTATAATAATTACTATGCAAATATCAATAGCCTTATTTATCTTTCTAAAATTTTATATAAACAAGAGATAGAAATATTTTCTGCTATGGAACAAAAACCTATAAAAATTATATCTTCTATTAATAACTTGTTGAACTTAATCAAATAAAGTATAAGTATATAATAAATCTTCAAAAAAAGATTTATTATTGATTGATTGATAGGTCTATTCTAAATAATGAACATTTAATTCTATTCTTCTTCCTATTCTATTTGCTCTTCCAATAACTTGTATTTTCTGATATTCATGAATCTTATGAAATAAAATAATATCTGATGTTTCTTGTAGATTTAAACCTGCTCCTGATTGAATAGTATTAAGAAGCAAAATATTAACATGTCCTGTTTTATAAGAGTCTATAACATTGTCTCGTTTTTCTTTTGTACCTCTCAATTCAAGATATACAAGCTTCTTTTCTTCTAAAAACTTTTTAATAATAGTGAATGTTTCATTATAGTTACTAAATATTAGTATTTTTTTGTTATTTCCATCCCCTATAATTTCAAGCATTCTGTCTATCTTGGTTTTTGTTTCTATATTTTGTTTATAATCTTCCAAAGAACATGACATTGCATCTTTTGTCTCTATTTTTATATTAATATACTCTCTTGACTTACAAAATGGACATGTATCTAATAGGTTATTAAGACATCCACAATATATCTGTTGACAACAAGATAGTACATATGCTTCTCTATAATTATTATTACAAAGTATACATGTATTTTGTATAACATATCTTAATATACGATCATCAAGTAAATTAATATGAGTTTCAATCATCTCTATCTTTTCTATCTTTTTTGTTCTATCTGAATTTAGTTCCTCTAATCTCTTATTCTTTCTACTTTTATAGGCATCATATATAGTAATTATTTCATCTGATGAATCTTTTCTTTCTACACCAAGAGAACTAAAGATCCCTCCTATATTTACTGCTTGTATCATTTCTAAAACATTATCCGGAACAATTCCTTCAAATAGAGAAGATATACATCCTTTACACTTATAGTACATATTACGTGTTACTGGCATATTATAACTACTTCTAACAACGTTATCATCATTTTTTATAATTAAATGATTAAAAGTATCAATATCAGATGGTAATAATTCATTTAGAAAGCCTGTGATTCTTTTTAGGTATAATTCATTTGGTGTACCAGTAATTAGCCAATAAAACTCGGCATATGTCTCATCCATAGACATTTTTAAACTTGATGGTTCATCAATAATAAATCTTTTCCAACATTTTTTCTTATATACTTGACAAAAAATATTATAAACATTACTTGACACTAAAATAACATCATATTTCGATAAATCAATGTCTTCCACATCAGTTGTTTTATGTATAGCAATGTAGTTTAGAATAGTTCTATTAAGTTCAGAAACCCATTGAGACATTAAAGATACATTTACAAGAATTACACTACAATTAACTTTTGTTATAATATTAGTTTTTATAACTGAAACATAATCATGATATTTTATTTTTTCCAAAGAAACTTGGGTATTATCTTCATTTTTTAATTTATCTCTTTCAGATGATAAAGAAATTAGACCAAGTATAGATAAACTTTTTCCATATCCAGGAAGATCTGACAACACTCCAACTTTAGTATTGATATAAATAGTAGTATTTAATACGATTTCTTTCTCTCTCTCCAGATTATCCATATCTTCTATACTCTTTAGTTGATGTAAAAATAAAGGGACATTTATTGATGGTGGTTGAATTATATTCGATTGTATATTAATGATAGAATTTTCTTTTGTATCATTCATATCATTCATATATTTTCTTACACATTCAGATGAATCACTCGATTCACTCAAATAATCAAGATTCATTTCAAAAATAATATTTTAATTTATATATAGACATATATCTTTATAAGATATTATAAAGTTACTTTTTTATAATATAGTCAAGAGCGAACCGAATATCTAAATACTTCTAATCTTTGAAATATATTTATTCCGCTACTATCCATTGTTATCTTTTCTAATTCCTTTGTCCTTTGTGTTTTTTTATATTCTTCTTGTTTTTTATTAATAAAATAAATCATAATACAAATAGAATCTGAAATATCATGTCTTCTATTAAAGCTTTTTGCCCTTTCAATAAGTTTTTCAGATAAAAATTTATCTCCTATTTTAATTGATAACTCCTTTCTCTTATCATAGTCCGATTTCAAAAAATTAAAGTACTTATGAACGCTATTTGGACTTACAATCTTTGACTTATGTCGATACTTGGAAAAAATTAATTGTTCAACAACTACGAATCCAAGTGGTGGTTGTCTTTCTATAATAATTATATCCGATTCATCAAAGTATTCTTTATTTTCTTGTATTACATGCTCAATCCAATCTGAAAATGTTTTAGTGTGGTGTAATTTACATTCACTTATTAAGCACTTTGTATGTTTATAATCAGTTATATCAATATTATCTACCCATATTATCTCTTTAAGAGTGTAGTCTCTATTTATTAATGATACACTTATTCCTAAATTAATAACTCCAACATCAATACTTAAAACTTTATAGGTATCTTTATATTCATCTTTATATTCATTTGTATCAATAATAAGAACTTCTTCCATTATTTGTGCTTTAAATAACTTTAAATTTTCTTTATAATATATTTAAGTTTATTCTCTTAAATATAATTAATTAAACTATAAATTAAAGTATAAATTATGCTTAAAAAATTAAATATATAATTATATATAAAAAAATAAAAATGAATCATCGTTGTTATAGTAAATGTTGTATTTATAAGGTAACTCCTTATAATAAAAAATTGTTTAATAATATAGAAAAACAGCTTGATGTTAAGATTAAAAAAGCTGGTATATTTATTTATGATGATTTTTCTAAAAAGATTCTATTGGTACAATCACGTGGACAAATGTGGGGGTGCCCTAAAGGATCAATAAAAGATAAGGAACAACCCTTAAATTGTGCTATAAGAGAAGTAAAAGAAGAAACAGGATTTGATATAGAAGAAAAATGTTTAAATGATTTTGTTATTATTAATTCTAAGGTTCAATATTATTTTTTGGAAATGAAGGAAGATAATAGTATATCTGTACAAAATCATATTATTGATAATGACGCTAATGGAATAGGTTGGTTTAATATTGATTGTCTTTATAATCTTGTAAAAGAAGGTCTAATAAATATTAATCAGCACTGTAGACTTTTGATCAAGAAAAAATTCAATAAGGATATTCCATATAATAAAGAAAAAGGTTATCAACAATCACTTATTAATTATTATTAGAAGAAGTATTAAGAGATATAACAAATATTAAAATAAGAGCAAGAGATGCTACCAGTAATATTGTCTTATCAAAACTCTTTCTATTATTTCTGTGTCTGTATTCCTCTTTAAGACCTGTGTCTTCTTCCTCATATTCCTCTTTAAGACCTTTATCTTCTTCCTCGTATTCCTCTTTAAGACCAGTGTCTTCTTCCTCGTATTCCTCTTTAAGACCAGTGTCTTCTTCCTCGTATTCCTCTTTAAGACCTTTATCTTCTTCCTCGTATTCCTCTTTAAGACCAGTGTCTTCTTCTTCATATTTCTCTATCTTTTCATCTATCTTTACAGCTTTTTTATTTATTTCATTCATGTTTCCTTTGTCACATTTACTTACGTAATCTATAATATTGTTGACTATACCTTCCTGATATTCAACATAACCATTCTTTAATGGAAATCCATACCACAAGACGTTTAATACAATAACATACAATCCAGTAGAATTATAAAAATTTTCCCTAAAACTTGGAATATCACTTGATTTTTCTATCATAGCAAAAACATTCTGTCCATCATAACAACTTCCTGTACCTTCTATCTTTACAACCGCTTTGTGGTTTGGACATCTATTAAAAAATTCTAATACCTCTAACGTAGGTTTTATATATATACAAGCATTTAACGCCGATGTTCTTGTGTTTATTGGATTCCAGCTAATTATATCTGATCTCATTTTATTTATATAATTCTTTTATTTCTTTTTTAATTTAAAAACTTTGATTAATGTAAAAATACATGTCTGATATTCCAGGGTTTATAATTGAATTAAAAGAGATAACGACCGAGATAACAAACAAAACAAAGGAGATGTCAAAGTTAAAATACAGGAAGAAACAAATAGAAGAACAACTATGCAAATTTTTTGATGAAAAAAAACAGCCAGGTGTCAGATATAAAGGTGTAGCTGTAGTTGCTGAAGATTCTACATCAAGAACACGAAAGAAAAAAATAGAAAAAGAAAGTGATTGTATCAGTCTTCTTAAAAAGAATAATGTTAATAATCCTGAAAAAATATATAAAGAACTTTTAGATAAAATGAAGGGAGATGAAGTTACAAAAAAAAAAGTAAGAATTCAATCAGTAAAACAATAATAATATATATCAATATTTTTATAAAAAATATTGATTTAATAAGCACCTTGAGGTAAATCTTCAGAACTATAAACATACAAACCTGTACCACCAAAACCTATATATGTATTCCAACCCAGAATATCTAACTCTTTTACAACTTTATTTATCATATCATTCATCGTATTGGTATCTTTAACATACTTTCTATTAAAAAAATCAATATCAAAAAAACTACTCTCTTTTCTATCTAAAATAAAATTATAAATATGCTTTCTTAATTTAGACAATAAATTTTCATTCTTGATGTCATTCAAATTATCTTTATTTGATACATGCAACTCTAATCCAAACTGATCCATTTTATAATATTCTATTCTTTTTATATATTATTTATCATTCTTTATCTTCTACCATTCTTGGTATCAGATCTATCTCTTCTACGTGGAGGCGTTGGAAAATCATCACTTGAATCACTATATTCTGTAGAACTATCATCTACATCTTCTATATGACTCTTTCCTAAACTCTTATAATAATTTAGCTTACTATTGCTATACTTTGTTTTATAAATAGGATATAAGTCTTTTTCTTTCTCTTTTTCTTTCTCTTTTTCTTTCTCTTTTTCTCTTTCTTTCTCTTTCTCTTTTTCTTTCTCTTTTTCTCTTTCTTTCTCTCTTTTTTTTCTTTCTCTCATTTTCTCTTTCTCTTTTTCTCTTTCTCTTTCTCTTTCTCTTTCTCTTTCTCTCATTTTTTCTTTATCTCGTCCTTTTGTGTCTTTTGATTCTATAATTTCTTTCAATGATTTCATCTTTGACATTACCGTCATATCCTTTTCATTTCTCATATCTTTTTTTACTATATTCTTTCTATCAACATTTAGTATATTCTTTCTTGATGGAGGAGAATCAGATATTCTCTTATTCTTTCCCTTTGTTATTATATTTTCTTCATCACTATCGCTATCATTATTTACAGAACTACTATGACTACTATGACTACTATGACTATTATTTTCACTGTCACTGTCACTGTCACTTTCGCTGTCACTTTCGCTACCACTTTTTTTATCAGTATCACTATGATTCATATAAGAATTATCTAATTGTTCTTCGTCAGATTCTGGTAATATTTCACTTTCAGAATCTGATAAAGCGATACGACCTTTATTTTGATAAATTTTACTCGACTCGGCAACTTTACTGGGAAGATTTACTTTACTCGACTCGGCAACTTTACTGGGAAGATTTACTTTACTCGACTCGGCAACTTTACTGGGAA